CACAAACCACAGCCCTTACAAAGATGACTATTTCTGTTTCTACAGGCACCTTTACAGGTGGAACAGCCCTAGTGTATGGAGTTAACTAATGGCCGTAAAAAGATGGAATGCTACAACTGCTCAGTGGGAATCTTTTGGTAGCCCACAGCTAAACCCAGCTAGCTTAGGTATCACCCCAACAGCTATTGGTGCAGTAAACGTAGTCAATGGCGCAGTAACAACTGCAAGCACTTCACAGACCGTAGTACGTAACATCACCGTATCCACCAGCGCACCTACTTCAGGTCAGGGCTCTGATGGAGATATCTGGGTGCAGTACGTATAATGCCTGGTCAATCCAAAGTTAATGGTGCCTGGAAGACTATTACTGGTCTTTCTGTAAAAGTTGGCGGTCAATGGAAGACCGCAACTTCAGGCTACATTAAAGTTGGTGGCGTATGGAAACAATGGTTTGCTTCTAAAATTCAGGATGCTTTTAATAGAGCCTCTACCGCTTTGGGATTAGGCACAGCTGACTCAGGTCAAGCTTGGAATGCTACCCGCGGTAACTGGCGTATTAGTGGGTCTAACAGCGCTATCTCAGATGATGCTGCAACTACTTATCCTCTAGCATCTATCAATCTCGGTAATACTGATGTAAAGATACAGACAGATACTACCGGCGGTGTAGGCGCAGCGTTTTGGGTTACAGATTCTGGTTCTTGGTGGGCAAGCTATCCAAGATATACTTCTGTTACAAATACATTTTGTGATCAAAGTTTAGTAACTAATTTTAGCAACCCTCCGGCAGGAAATTGCTGCTCTGGAGTAACTACTGGTTCTACAACAGTTTGTGATCAAGGGCAGGTAACAAATACTTACAACCCTCCTGCAAATAATTGCTGCTCTGGGGTAACCACAAGTGGTGGTGGGCAAGCCTGTACAGGTAGCCCTATAACAAATGAAAGCAACCCTCCTGCAAATAATTGCTGCTCTGGAGTAAGCCAGGGCGGTGGAGGTACTAGTTCTGTTTGCGATCGAACCCCAGTTTCTTGTAGCGGTACAAGTACAAGTACCTGTAACGGTCTTTGCTGTTCTGGAGTATTCCAAGGCGGCGGTGGATCAAGCCAAGTTTGCGATCAAGGCCGTGTAGAGACATATGGTTTTGGTTGTCCGACTGGATCTTGTGCGGGAGAGTTTTCAGAAACCGTTAACTCTAGCTATTGCGGTGGAACTGTAGCTACTGCCGCAAACATTTGGGATCTTAGTGGGTGCTGCAACATTCCAACAGAAACACCAGCTACTGAAACATGTGCGGGACCTATTAATCTTTTTAGTCAAGACTGTTCTGATATTGGCGGCGGTCAGCAAGTAAAAACTTGCGGAGGAAATACTGCTGGCTCTAACTTTGCCTACTGTAAGAGAACTACTGCAGCATATTGGAGCTGTAACACTCAAAACATTCCCTTTACATATACATCATATTACTGCTATACCTCAACCCGTACTGTTACTAACCCTATTACTTATGGGTGCTACACATCAACTCGTTTAGTGAACAACCCAATTACCTACACCTGCTATAGGTCCTTTGAAACACAACCCACCTATTACTCTTGCTATACATCTACCAGAAACGCCACCACATACTCTTGCTACACAGCTACTAGAAGTGAAACAACTTACACAAGCGACCTTGTATTAGTAAGCTCTGTATCAGGAACCGTCGTTGTAGCCTCTACACTCAACCTAGCGGTAAACACTTCAGGGTTCTCAGCTGTGGGGTCTGTATATGTAACAACCGTAGGAAACGCTATAACAGCATCAGCTTATTCTGGATCTAACTTGACCGGATCCCAGGTAGGTTCTACTCTAAGCTACACAGCAACCAGCCCTACCAAGGGAACATCTGTGGGTATAATTAAGGGTCCTTCCACAGGAAGTCAGGGCTCTACAACCGACAACTTCTTGGCCACTATTTAGGAGAACATATGAGCGACAGACCGGCTAGACCATGGGACTTATTCAATAAAAATATTGGACGAGTAGAAACTGATATTGCAACTAAGCGACTTGAGATTTGCCGCGGTTGCGACAGATTCATTAGCGCCACAACTCAGTGCAAAGAGTGTGGATGTATTATGAAGCTAAAGACAAAACTTCCAAACGCTTCTTGCCCACTCCACAAGTGGGAAGCAGTACAAGTATCCTATAAGGAGGAAATGTAATGGCAGAAGAAAATACTGCTAGACCTTTGCCACCAATTAAGCTGGCATTTATTATTGACAACGTGGTTACTGACGTATTGCATACCGATGAACGTCTTGCCGCAATCTTTTTGAGCGACCCACTAATCATTGATGTGACAGAACGTACCTCTGGTCATGACCTAGAGAACATCGTCCCTAATGCCATCTATGACCCAGAAAACTACAGCTTTACACACCCGGATAAAGTTAACGTAACGGAGTAATCATGAGAGGTGAGCGTGTCGAGGGATCTAGGTTTACTATTAACCACGAACGTGGCTCCATCATTCGCGGCACCACAAAAGAAATCGTACGAACTGTAGGTTATGAACTAGAGTGGTGGCTGTACGACTCAGTCGCTACTGTAGTTGACCCTATCTATGATGTGGGTTCTAACACCGGTGGTCGTCGTTGGAAGGGTCCGTATCACATCCCTGTGATCAACGCTACCCTCACCCAGGGTATGACTGTACCTAGCGACCGAGGTTTCTACAACACTGACGTTCTTACAGTAACAATAAACATGGATATCTCAGAGGGTAGCCACTCATCTACCTCAGATACTATTTTGATACCGGAGCTTCGTGCCCTACCTACCAACCCTGACGCCTTCTTGCGAGATCGAGTCGTATTTAAGAATGAAGTCTTTAGCCCTCGTCAGATTCTTCCAAAGGGAATCATTACAAATGACTACACATTGTTCTCTGTAGTTCTATACCAGGTAAACGCAGAAGAGTTGGTCAACGATCCACAATTTGCAGAGTACGCTACCTATACCCCATTTGGCCCTCGAGATCAGTACTCGTTCTACGAGAACCCTGAGGGACATCCGGGTGACGTCTAATGCCATTTAAGTCTGAAGACCAGCGTAAATGGATGCATGCCAACAAGCCTGAGATGGCTAAACGTTGGGAAAAGGAAACCCCAAAGGGTAAAGATCTACCAAAGAAAGTTAAGAAGAAGACTACGAAAGGTAAAAAATAATGTGTAAATCATGCGGATGTTCATGCTCAAAACCTAACTGTAAGGGTGCTTGCAAGAAGAAGCCTAAAGGCGGTAAGAAGTAATGGCTAAGAAAAAGCCTTATAACGAAAAGAACGACAAGAAGCAGGATGCCAAGACTACCAAGGGTATGAGCCCTGCTGAAAAGAAAGAGTTTGAAAAGATGGACAAGGCTCACGGCAAGCGTAATAAGCCAGAGTCCCAGACAGCCGATCGTAAGATTGACGAGAAGCTAAAGAAGAAAGCCATCAAGAAGGTCGAAAAGCGCCACGAAGCCAAGGAAGGCAAGAAGGGTGAAAAGGCCGAGGAAAAGCGAGAGCATAAAAAGAAGTAATGACTTAGCCCCCTAAATGGGGGCTTTTTCATTTATCCTTTATCTTGACGCCGGAGAAACCCGGAACCCTGCTGCTTTACCCTGCACCTTCATTTGGAGGATTTACGATGATAAACCTTGCTAGAAAATTATTGCAAGCTGAGACAGACGTCGATAAAGAAGAGTTTGTCCGAGGACTGATTGGCGCTACTCCTGAAAAGGGTCGCAAAGCCACAGCTGTGGGATTCGTAGCCGGATACCTACTCTCCTCGAAAATCAGGAAAAAGTGAAGATCTATAACTTCATCGTAAAGTCATTAGCACAGGGACAGCAGCACTCATCAAAGAAACTTACCGCCCAACTCCGCAGAAAAGCGTATGAGTCCGGGTGGCCTACTGACGCATCCAGACACCTACGTGTTGTATCTACCGATAATAAGTATCGCGTTGCCTATCCAAAAAAGCACGCCACAAGTATCGAGGATATGGAGTACGGCACAGAATCAACTCCACCTAATCCGGTAGTTCGTCAGTTCATTGCTGGTATCAAAGATACCGAAGCTGTAGCACACTTCGACAAGGTTTTGAGAAAGGCTCGGATAATCTAATGCCATTTATTCTCAATGAAGATAAAGCCCTAAAGGCTGCTCTTACAGGAATCACCGTCGCGGATTCTGGTAACCCTACCCGCCCTGTTGGCGTATGGTTTGGTCAACCAGATGTTGAGATCCGTCACCAAGCATATCCATACATCACTATTGACTTAATCAACATGGCTGTAGCTCAAGATCGAGAGTACCGTGGATATATTCCTCTAGGTTACACACCTGAAGGTGTAGATCCTGACGAAGACTTCATGACTGATGTTCCTATCCCAGTCAACCTTGATTATCAGATTACTACCTATGCTCGTCAACCTCGTCATGATCGGCAGCTCATGTACGAACTAACACGTCCAACTCGTCTGCCTCTTAGATTTGGTGGCCTAGAAATACCTGAGGACGGAACAATCCGTCGTCTAGATATGCTTGGGTTTACCAAAAGAGATACCACTGAACAAGACAAGCGCTTGTTTAGAAACATCTATACGGTAAGAATTAGCTCTGAACTATTCAGAGATCAGTTCGTACAGGTTTACCCTGTTACCCAAGATCCAAATATCTCTCTCGAATATCAATCAACTCCGTTCACTACCATTCAGGCATAACCCGGACTCACTAGAAAACAAACTAAACCCAAGGAGAAATACCTATGACTACATACAGTAGACCTGGCGTATTCATTCAAGAAGTAGCTTTGCCTCAGTCAATCGCTCTTGGCGATAACGGAAGCGCAATCGGCGCTTTTGTTGGTGCTCTAGATAAGGGCCCTTCAGCTGTTCCAACGCTACTTAGCTCATGGTCAGAATTCTCAAAGACCTTTGGCGGATTGAATGATGCATACCCAACAACCTGGGCTGCCTATAACTTCTTTGCTAACGGCGGTCGTCAACTATACGTAAAGCGTGTACTTGGAACAGGTTCAGCAAAGGCCTCGATCGTTCTTACTGACCGTTCTCAGGCATCACTAAACACCCTTCTTGTCGAAGCAGAGAATGCTGGAGCATGGGGTAACAGCATTGCTGTTGAAGTAAAGAATGCAGGAACTAACGATCGTTTTGCACTTCTTGTATATGTAAGCGGAACTGTTGTAGAACAGTTTACAGACCTAAGCATGATTACTACAGACCCACGTTACGTAGTCTCAGTAATCAACGCGGGCTCAACATATATCCGAGTTGCAGATCAAAACTCAGCATCTGTTGCTCCAGATGATCGTCCAGAAGTTGATGGCCTAAAGGCACTCAGCGGAGGTCTCAATGGATCAACACCTACACGTACACAGTACTCAGACGCACTAGCAACTTTTGATGCAATTCAAAATCCGCTTGTGTTTAACGTTCCAGCAGCTGCATACATCTACTCACCTAGCGGAAATACAAATGACCGCACTCTTGCAGTTAACGTTCAAGGTGACTTGATTAACTACTGCCAGCTTCGTGGAGATGCGTTTGCAATCGTTGACGTACCTCGTGGACAAACAGTAGATGAGGCTCAGACTTTCGTAGCAGACGTTATTGCAGCAGCCCCAGATTCTGATGGTGGATGTGCAGCAGCGTACTACCCATGGACTCTTATTCCAGACTCACTTCGTGCATCTGGTGGAGCTACACGTCTTCAGGCTCCAGGCGCTGCAATGGCTGGTCAGTTCTTAGCAACTGATGCATCCCGCGGTGTCTTCAAGACTCCAGCAGGTCTTACAAACTCACTAGCAAACGTAGTAGCTACTGAAAAGCTTCTTACAAATGCTGAGCTTGACGATCTAAACGACAGCACAAAGCCAATCAACGCTATTCGCCAGGTACCTGGTGCAGGCATTGTGGTTATGGGTGGTCGTACACTTCACAATACTTCAAACGAACGCTACATCAATATTCAGCGTTCTTTGATTTATATCAAGAAAGAACTCGAAAACCGCAGTCAGTTTGCGTTGTTTGAGAACAACGATCCAGGTCTCTGGAAGCGTCTCAATACAGCTCTCGGTTCTTTCCTTCTAAGTTTCTGGCAACAGGGTGGTCTTCGTGGAACATCTGCTTCACAGGCATTCTATGTGAAGGTAGACTCTACAACTACTTCGTTCTCAGATATTCAAAACGGCCGAGTGAACCTCGAAGTCGGTGTAGCTTTGCAGTACCCTGCAGAGTTCATCGTCATCAAGCTCAGCCAACTAACCGGTAGCGCATCAGCGTAAGGAGATAGATAATCATGGCCGATGACACAGTAGTAACTAATAGACTAAGTACTATTGCTACGGATCAAGTCCGTAACTTTAAGTTCCTAGTCGAGTTCCTCCCAAAGAATGATGACAAAAAGTGGGGAACTAACTTTGGAAAGATGGGCTTTGTATCTGTATCTGGCTTAACTGTGGCTACAGAATCTATTGCTTATCGTGAAGGTGGATACAACACTAACTTCCACCAGCTTCCAGGACAGAGCTCATTCACACCAATCACTCTATCTAAGGGTATTTCTCTTGGACAGAAGGAGCACTCACTATGGATGAAGCGACTATTCGCTATGTCTACAGGTACAGCTCAGACTGGTGTAGGAGCAGACTTCCGCTGCGACCTTGAGATTGCAGTACTCAGCCATCCAAACCCAAAGGCTTTGGCTAAGGCAGGAGACACAACTTCAGTTGGTTACGCAGGTGACCAGCACGCCTCTATCAAGTTCAAGGTATATAATGCTTGGATTACAAACATTGGATACAGCAACCTTGATGCAGGCGGAAACACCCTCATGGTAGAAGAGATGACTCTTGTACATGAAGGTTTTGACGTCTCATTTGCTTCAAACTACACAGCAACAGCAGCAGACCTATCACTCTAATAAGGAACTAATATGACAACTAATACGACAGTAAGCGCAGTAGATAATCCTGCCCTTGCAAACCAACTATCGGCGCAAGCATTAGCTCAAGCTGACCAGAAGGAGGCGTTTTCAGAAACTACGATTACGCCTCCTTCTGATCCGCATGTCGAGCTGCTAGCTGGTTTTCAAGAACCATTTGGAGAGTTCATCTCAACAGCTGAAGTTCGTGAGCTCAATGGAGCTGACGAAGAAGCTGTAGCTCGGGTTAACGACCTATCTAAGGGCTTAATGCTTATCTTAGAGAGAGCCGTAACTAAGCTGGGAGATAAGAAACCAGATAAAGATATCCTGGATGCTTTGTTAGCCGGAGACCGTGAGTTGCTTCTCTTGGCTATTCGTCAGCAGACTTTTGGATCAGAAGTAACAGTTCAGGGAGCGTTTTGCGAGGAATGCCCTGACGAAATGACTTTAACTATCGACTTAGATAAAGACGTAGAGATGAAGAAGCTAGAAGGCTCTGCGGCTTTTGACGTTGCTTGTAAGGTTGGTTCCGTAAAGGTACACCTACCAACAGGTAACACACAGAAGCAACTCGTTAATTCAGGTAACAAGACAGCTCCAGAATTGGACTCCATCGTACTAAAGAGCTGTGTTCTTGAGATCAATGGTCAGGCCGTGCTTGACCCTAACGCTGTGCTTAAGCTCAGCGTAAAGGATCGCAGAACAATTTTAAGTGCCATATCAGAACGCAACCCTGGACCACAACTTAGTGCAATTAAGAAGCCATGTCCAAATTGCGGTCGGGAGGTACCGCTACCGCTAACTTTAGCGGACTTGTTTCAATCATGAGATAAGTTATGAGCTTTTAATTCAGACGGTTGATCTCCTGTCTCAGTACTACCCAGGATGGTCACTAACTGAGTTAAAAGGTCTAAGCGTAAGAGAACGAATGATTTGGTTAGACAGAGCAATGAATAGACCAAGGATGGTGAAGTAGTTGGCAGGTTACGAAAGCCTATTCCCCTCACAGGATGACAACATCCTAGCTGGGGCTACTTCTGACT